ATTGCGGGTTCGCCACCTGCGTGCCGGATGCCAGCGCCATCGCCTTGTTGATGGGCTGGTTATCAAGGGCAAAGGCTTCTTGCATGTTCTGAGTGCGGCCAGCCAAGCCGGCGTTGTATTGGTCCATCATGGCGCTATTGCCGAAGCCTGCCGACTGCCGGGCGAGATCCGCAAGGCGGGACTGCTCTTGCCCCGAAGCCAGAATTGCGGCCATCCTGGCGTCATTCGATTGCTGCCCGACTTGTTCCATGGCCCGGTCAAATGCCGATGAACCGAGTTTGATGCCTTGATTGCTCAACTGCGTTTCACGAGCGGCGCGGTCGCGTTCAAGCTGCGGGTTTAGGCGCGAAAATAGCGCTTCCTCAGTCCTTGCGCGGTCGGCTGTAAACTCGGTGTCATAGTTGGTGCGAAGCTGTGGCAGCGTCGGACGCGGGCCAAGGTCTGCCGCCGTCAATTGCTTCTGCATGTTGCCGATAAGGTCGCGGGACGTGTTCGCGCCAAGCGTGGCAAGGTTCAGGTTCGCTTGATTGTTCTGCGCAAGGGTCTGCTGCCGAACGGGTGACAGGCTTTCCGTTCGCGTGAACGTCGGGATGTCATAGGTCTGGTCTGTGTAGGGGTCCGTAAACCGATAAGTCCCGGTCTGCTCCGTCCGCTGCGAAGAGCCGTCCGCGCTGTTCAGGTTGGCATTGCTCATAAAGTTGTTGGCAATGGCGGTCGAGATATTCGCGCCGGTCTGTGCCGCCGATGTCTCTTTCGGAGGTGTCGGAGGCGGAGGGGATGAACCACCCATGGTTAGCTACTCCTGATAAATCTGGATGCGTTGCGCTGCTCGACCGTCAGCGTCATGAATGAGCCGGCCTTGCCCTTGCCCCGTAGGTTCGGGATCAGGATTTGGTCAAAGCCCAACGATTTGATGATGCGAATAACTCTCGTGTTCTCGGGGTCGTTCTGAGTGACCAGAAGTTGACAGCCCAACTCGTCGAATGCGTATCGGGCGATTTCACGGATAACCATTCGCGAAAGCCAGCTTTCGTCACGGCTTGCCGCTGAGAACTCGATCGTTCCATGTCGCGGGTTCCAATCATGGAACGCCACCGCGCCCTTTAGTTTGGAACCGTCGAATACCCCAAAACACAAGTTCGGCGCTTTAAGCTGCCGTTCGTCGCCGTAAATCTGGTCAGACAGCCATTCGGACAGCGAGCGGTTAAACTCACTGTCAGCCGATGGCGCCCAGACAATCCGCATCAGACGATTAGCCCGCCCTGTTCATAGGCGATGTCAAAGGCTACCAGTTCAACGCGAGGCAATGGCGTCACGCCGTAGGTCAATTGAACCTGTGGCGCGAACGTAAAGCCGGTTTCACCGATGCCAACCCAGCCGGTTTTGTAAGACGCCTTGATGTTCGACGTATCCCACAAGGCCGTATCCCATAGCCCGCTGTCCCATTCCGATGTCAGGAAGTTCGCAGGTGACGACGGAGCACTAGGCATCGTCTCGGCGTAGTCTGTTGAGCCGCTGACCCTAGCGTTAATCGGGGTTGCGGCTTTGAAGATGCACCGCGCCATGGTGATGGTTTTGGTCAGACCGGGTGCGTCCAGATGGTCGAACGCGCCAGAGAATGCCGCCGTGTAAGGCGTGCCATCGTCAGACCCGCCGGATTCCATTTCATAGACGCAGCCATCGTTAGCGCCGAAATAGCCTCTACCATTAAACAGCGACATGCACCGCGTCTGCCAGTTCGTGAACCGCGCCCATGCGCCGGTCTGGATGTTGCAGACGAAACAGTTATCAGCCAGCCCGGTGCCGGGAGGCAGGGACACAACCATCATCGAATTGGCTGACCACTTGAGGATCTCGAATGGAAGCGTCCGGTCCTTGGCTTCCTGCCTCCACTCGGGTTCAATGTCGCGGCTGACGGCAGACAGCGACAACGCTGCGCTGTCTTTGTTCACGGCTTCCGAAAGCGGGATAATACCTTCTTCAGTTGCAATAAGCAGATCCCCACCGGCCTGCATGATGGCTTTCATCCCGAGCGGGCGGCTGATGTTATAGACGCCTTGGATGGCCCACTTGGTAGGGTCTGACGGGTCGGTGCCCTGATAGATTGCCACCTCGCCTGTCGTGGACACGAACACACATTTCTGGTTGGTGCCGTCGCCAGCATCAAGCGACCAGGTTGCGCCGAACAGCAACGCGCCGCCGTCCTGAAACACGCCCGCAAGCGATATGTCCTGAGCCGCTCCACCAACGCTATCGACGGGCAGAAACCATGCGGTTTGCGTGCCGCCCTGAACCATGAAGATCCGGTTGGAGTAAACCCAGCCCTGAGACAGGGTTGATGTCGTCACGCCCGTGATGGCCGGCGTTGATACGCCCGTAATGGCCGTGAAGGTCGTTCCGTCATACAAAAGCGGGCTGTTCGTGCCGTTAAAGCAATACTGGAATATGCCGCCAACGGTCGTCATCTGGAGCGTTGAATAATAGCCCGACGTCCTGCCCGTCACCGTCGCCGTGATTGGCGTCGTGGGTGTGGAAGGGGTCGTGATGTCGTAAACCTTGTCCAGATCAGCGGCAAAGCGTTGGCGACCGGCAGCGCCGATGTATTCCCACATGGACCGAACCGGCACACCAACAGCCAATGTTGCCCGCTTGGCGCGCCCTCCCCTGACACGCAGGCCAGTTGTGGTGGGAAACCAGTTATCGAGGGTTAGTGCCGTTTCAGGTGACTGCATGGCGTAGTTTTCAGACAGCACCCAGCCACGTCGAGGGGCCGGAAACGTCTTGCTCTTCAGCGCTGCCGGTCGGGCTGCCGTTGGTCTGGCTTGACCTCGCGCGGGCCTAATCATGGCGAACGGTCCCGCGCGTCATATGCGGCGTAATCAGCCAACGCAGCCTCGTATTCGGCAATCTGATCGGAAAAGTCCTGCCCGACGTGCCGGCGTTGACGCCAGATAGCGCCCTTGACTAGCAAGTCCTCGGGAATGAGCGAGGTCTCGGCATCCAGTTGCAGCCGGTCGGTGCCGTTCGATGCCCATGCGGTTGACTGGTAATGAACGGTTGCCGTCGCTGCGTTGGCGAGGAACGGATAGAAGCTAATCGACGAACCGCGCAGCCGGTAGAACCTGGGGGTTCCTTCCACCGGCGTCAGGGCAGCCCATTCGTCGGGGGAAAGCCCGCCACGAACCGCAACACTGCCGGCAAAGACAGCCCCGCCCTCAATCAATTTGAGATAGTAGGCCGGCAATGCGAAGTTGGCAGTCGCGCCTGTTCCGGTGATGGTCGTGGTTGTCCTGAGAGCACCCCAGTTCACACGCCGCGCCAGTTCAAGGCCGGTGTCATTGATGAATTGCACCACGTTGACAATCTCACGCGCGGTCGAGCTGGCAGTCGCGGGGACATCCAACGCCGTGTTGCGGGCAACGTCTTGGGCAATCGTGAGCAGCGTCATGGCGTGTAAGCCTGCATTCTGACAACGCCGTTAGCCCACCGGCTGCGGTCGTCATCAACCTTGATTTCGTCAAGCGCGTTGGAAAATAGCTGGTCGGTCGTTGCAGCAAGTTCGGGATCACGCAGGAACTTCGCAGCCTCAAATCCCACCGCGTATAGGTAGACTTGCGGATGGTCAGCCAGAAGCCAGTTGGTCGTTGTCGGGCTGGTCGTCAGCGTCGGTAGGGCTGCGAAGTAGCGCAGTTCACGGGTGCCGGTCAGGCCGTAGATGACGACATTTGATCCATCAATGGCGTATTGCATGTTACTTGAGCGGGGGAATTGCACATCATTCAGCGACGTGGCCCGCATCGGCTCATTGTGCATGTTGAACAGGCTGATGATTTCAAGGCAGTTGGTCGGCAGAGGTGCAACGCCAGACGTGAAGGTAAGCGTCGCCGTGGTCATCTGCTTGCGGGTGCGCAGCTTCTTGTTCAACGTGGTTTCGGCCAGTTGAACAAGGCGCGGGAACACGTCACTGATGGCGCGGTTGTTGACGTGCTCCGAAACCGCCAGCCTGAGGTCCAAGTAATCCGCAAAAGCTGGCATCAGACTTTTCCTGACCGTGTGCGGAAGGCGCGATTATCGCCGTTATTCATCCATTTGGAGATGAATTGCTTGTCGTCTTGCAGGTGGGCTTCATGCAGACCGCTGGAATGGAGCAAGTTGAGCGGAACGCTTGCAACGCGCGCCCAATCGCCGAACTTGGTGCCTTCCGCTTCCTTGTAGGCTTCGGCGTTGGCTTCAATGACGGCATCAACCGGCGTATCAATCCTGAACACGCTGTTGCCCTCGTCATCCAGTGACCACCAGATGGTCCGGCCCGTTGCGGGGTCGTGCTCAAATAGCGTCCACGAACCATCAGTTATTTGCATGATACCTGTCCATGGTTTTCCGAAAATCCATACTTTACGTCGGCGCTTTTGCGCGCCATCACGGCATCTTCTTTTTGTTCAAAGTTGCCCAGAAATATGTCTCGCCCCTCAGCGCGAATGTCCGCTCGCCACTTGTTCCGAGAAGGCACCCATCGCACGCCGATAACACCGCTTTTGTTTCGGGTTCCTAGGCTTCGATTTTGCGCGTTAATGGTATAATTAGCGGCCCGAAGATTGCTAATCCGGTTATTAGCCCGGTTGTGGTCTATATGATCAATCATGCCGCTCGGGTCCTCACCGTAGTGCATGACCCAAATAAGGCGGTGTGCGAGAACATTCATTCCCAACAGTTCGCCCTTTGGGTATCCTGCGCTGCCCCTGCCTGCGAAAGCTTCTTTTCCGGCGTGCTGCGCATTCCATACGTTGCACGCCGCATCAGGGAACTTTGCTGACTGGAACCAGTCAGAGGTTCGCTTACGCCAATACAGTTTGCCCGTTTCTGGGTCATACCGAAGCAGTTGCAAAAGGACCGCTTGCGCAGGTAATGTGTTGGCAGCCATATCGAACCTCATCCGTTCGTGGTGGTCAGGGGCCGGCTTGGTGTTGACGCACCAACTGGCTCCGTTTTGTTAGCACATTCAGTAGCTTAACGCAATCACTCCCCCGGAAAAGCGTCGGCACGTTCGGCCTTGCCGCTGGCAATCAGCCGCTTGGCTTCGGCGACCGGAAGGTCAATCACGGTGCCGGCTTCAATGCGGGCATCTTCTTCAAGCCAGAAATCATACAGCAGCTTGACGGGTGTCTTGGGTTCGGCCATTGCGGCCTCCTGTTGGGGTTCTGAAATGGAAAGAGGCGGCATCGCTGCCGCCCCTTGTGGTTTGCGAGCTACGCCTTTCGGCCAGCCCATATCAGGCACCGAGCGCGGCGAACGACACGACAATGGTCCCGTTAAGGGCCTGTGCCGAGGCGTGCAGGTTTGCCACCAGAATGACCAACGAGCCGTTGGCAGGAGACACGCGGGTCACGACAGGCGAGCCTTGCGTGTTCGTGCCGTTTGACACCGAAGCCATCACAAGGTCAGTCGCAACGATTGACGTGTTGGTGATGGTGAGGGTGTAAACGCCGTTCTGCGCCGTGGTGAGGGCTTCAGACGTGATCTTGCCAAAACGGTTGGCAAGGGTAGCAGCGCCGGCGGCGGCAGTAGCCGTGCCGGAATTGGTCGAGAAGATTGTTGCCATGACGGCATCCTTTCAATGATGTGAGGGAATGGGGCAGAACCTCGTAAAGTCCTGCCCCTGTGTCGTCAGGTCGAAGCGGTCAGGCCGAACAAATCGGCCACGACGCCCAACCCCTTCTCGTTCTTGACTGCGAGAGTGCCTTCGCCGATGAGCACGCCGCGCTCAGCGTCACCAGTCTTGGCGACGTTCGGATCTTCCTTGATGGGACGGAGCCACTTCCACTCAAGGAAGTCGGGGTCCACAAAGAAGGCGTTACGCGCGAGGGTGGCAGAGCCAGCCATCACGCGGTTCGGCATGACCATCACCCGGCCAAATGGGCCTTCGTAATAGTCGGCAGTGGCGACCACGGTGTTCTTCGCAGCGCCGCCCTTGTCAACGTTATAGCGGAAGGCTGCAACGTTGGTGTCAGACATGAAGGTCACGAAAACGCTCTTCACGTAGGGGCTGACAACGAGCGACTTGAAGTTCGCGCCGTTGTTGTAGCCAGACTGCATGACGGTATCCATGAGCGTCTTGGTAAACGCACGCTGGGTGCCGGCACCGGGAGCGACAGTGAGACCAGTGCCGGTGTTGAAGCCGCCGTTGGTGCCAGAGCCGCCGCGCGAGACGTTGGAGACCAGCCAGGTGGACAGCGTGCCGGACTGACGGGTATTGCCGCCGAGGCTGGGCAGGGTGTCAACGATGGAGAAT